CAGGGACGACCTCTTTGGGTATTATCCATTCGCCGCCCTCTAATTCAACGGGCTGTTCATCGGCAACCATGCCGGCGACTCCGCCGTGTTCGTGTGATGGCCCCCGTACTAAACCGTAACTGGGGAACCTGCTTTTTTGTTTAGCCATATGGTATGTGGATTCATAGCTATTTTATGTGTTTATAAACAGTTGGGTTAAGATACACTTAACACCTTCTCAATTTAGGGGTATTTCTGTCAATAATGCAAGAAAATAAATAATTAATTTCTAGCACCCGTTAACCAGTTGTATTTTTTAAGCTTAGGCATTATCCGACCTTTTCTCTTTTCTGCCTTAAAGCCCTCTTTTGTAGTGGCTTGGGATTTGGGGGCGCGGGCAAAGTAGTCTGCATAGTAGAGAGCGTCCATAAGGTCATCATTTCGAGGTTTAGGATGTTCAAAGAACTCATCTACAAGCTCGGTCATCTCTCTTTTGATATATAATTTCTTAGAATTGACAACAGGGCCGAGGGTTGTTTCAAGCCTGTCTGCCTTCTTTATCCTTGCTGGGGGCTTTACCCCTTTAAAGATACCGGGCATTAATCTTTTCTCGTTGGCACTCATGCGGGTTACCATGTCTCTGACCATCTCTTGGGCTGCAACGGTTTCGATTGTCACTCTTTTTACGGGACTATACTTCTTTGCCAGCTCTATTATCTTAGCGGGTACGTCAAAGGTTGGTATCCTTTCCCTGAAATACTCCAGAACATAGCGTTTATTCTCAGAATCTATCCCCATAACCAATATTACCTGATAATCAGAAGTGTCAGAGGCTGTAGCCGCAAGGTCAACCCCAATATAAATATTAATCGGAATAACCGACTCACCCTCCATCAAATAGTTAAAACCATTCATAAACTTTCTATTGCCGGAGTAGTGCTGTATCCTATCTATTTTAAAGGCAGCGTTAGATATATCCCGAGCATCATTCATATACTCCTGAGCAAACTTATTGACAAGACCCGCCTCAATGAACTCCTGTTTCTTATGCTTGAGTTTAGATAGGGGGAACTGCTCGGGCCAAAGGGCTTTACCATCCTCGACAGCGCTATGGAAGAAAACATCCCACGGATAGGGTCTATTGTCCTCCTTAGCCCGTTTATAACCATCATAGGTCATTTGAAGGAAGCTATCATAGTGTACAATAGTACCAGCGAGCCATATCCAACCTTCATTTCCGGGGGATTCTTCAAGTGCTGGATAGATTGTGGATACGACCCACCGTTTAATTTCATTACGCCTTTCGGGTGTTTTGGTATTTAACTCAGATTCAAAGTCATCCAAGATAATACCAGTATACCTTACATCAACCTCAGCACGCCCCCTTAGACGCTGGCTTGTACCTTTGGCTATGATTCTATCGCCCTTGGGGGTCACTAAATCTTTCTCCGTCCACCTTTTGCCCATAGTACCGCCATCCATGTTGCCAAAGTAGTATTTAATGGTCTTATTGGTTTCTAGGTGGTATCTCAGGTATTTTAAGTGGTCAATGGCCTGACCCTGTTCTTCCGACACCCAAGCAATAAAGTTCTGGTCGTCCTCACCAGCAAAGCAAAGTTTATGTAAGATAGCTGATTTGGATAGAATAGACTTGCCGAAACCCCTAGGAAGTATAATACAGATACGCTCACCGGGTTTGGTAGAGATAAGTCTTTTAGATACGGTATAATGACAAGAGGGCGAAGCACTCTTATACATGAAGTCTTTAGGGAGGAAGGCCCTTCCGAAGAATAACAGGTCTTGATATGACTTAGCAAGTATCTCATCCCGTCGAGCCATCTCTTCAGGAGGAGGTATAACGCTAAACGTCTCTATCTTCTGATTCTTCCCTTTCTTTCCGGGCAATCTTTCTCGCCTTGATAATTCCTCTTTTACGTCTTTTGTTTTCAATCGTTAGTTTTTTCCTTAAACGCTTCCTTGACTTGGCTGCTTTATTGGGCATTAATCATTCAACCTGCTTTATTTACCTACCTTTTTCATAGCCGTCTTGTGTGATTGAGTAAATGTCTGCCCTTTCTTCATTGCATCTACCATTACCTTTAGGTGTTTAGCAGTATGATGAGAAGCATGACGACTCATTGCCGCCTGCTGTCTTTTGTTTAAAGCAGTTGTACTCACTCCCTTAACCTTTGGCATCATTGCTCCTAATTAGTTTAATATTATAAATAGCAGTACCCCAGCGTATTTGCCTAGGATATTGCCAAATGTTAATCATAATTTTATGCTAACAACTTTTTGCATCAACTTACCGCGCCCTCTTCCATATATCTGTTTTTGCTTGTTCAAGCGCTTCGTCTAATAAGTTAATGGAGTTTTTGTCCATTACAACATTGATTTTTTCTGCGCCACTATCTCTTAATGTTGCAAAACGATTTCTTCCATCGGTAAAATCTAACCTTATTTTACCCGCTGATGGAACTTGCCAGTTTGATGGGACTTTAAACAAATCAACTATTGGAGCTGACAGTTCTTCTTCGTTATCAATTCTTTTTATAATTTCTGCTTGTTTGCCTTGACTTCCGGCTCCTTTTTTAAAATAATTATCCGCATCTAATTTCCACAACTCATCCATTTCAGAAACATCTAACGTAACCATTTCTAAGTCTTTAGCAGAATAACGTCTAGGGTGAACTAAATTTTTAGCTGCTTTCTTTGCTTTCTTTGCAACCTTGAAAGCTTTACTTGCTACCGGGCCAGCAGCCATCATTAAACCGAGCTCTCCTAAACTTTGCGGGGCGATGAAGTCTATAAGTCCAGCTAAAGCCCTCTCCTGCTCAGCGGAACGCATCGCGTCTTCGTGCTGGGACGGAAACCTTTGTATAAACCTTTGTCCTACTGTTGGTTGAACCTCACCACCCTCTTGATATCGTTTAAGGGTTGTTAAAGCAATTAATCTGTCTATAGCAAAGTGAGCGTTAGCCATTTTCGCTTCCAGACTCAATTAAGCCCGTTTCAAAGGCTTTAAGTTTATCTTTAGAGAAACCGGTGAACTCTTGTATGAGTGCAATAGAGTCTGATTTCTTATCAGTACTCAATAATCCCGATATCTTCATCAACGTCTCCAAAGCCCTGAGCTTGTCACCATCACGGGCATTTGGCTTGTCTACCACTGATTTCGCATTTTCCAGTAAATAGGTCTTGGTAATACCCAAATCATCCATTAACTGTTCTACTTCTTTATTAACCAATGTTCTTATCCTCTTCTGTCTTAATAAAAGCTTCGCCCTGTTTAAAGCATAATTACGGTTATTAGTAGGATATACCGCCAAATAAGCCTCGGTAGCATCCCGACCTACAGCAACCATCTTGGCAAATAACTTCTCCCGGGCTGTAATATACCTGCTATTCTTATACTTGGTAAACGTATAGATGTCCTTGGGAGGCTCACCCTCTAACTTGGACTTCTCATGAGCATAAGCCGTACCTAATAATGTCCGTACGTAATCAACATCCCCATTATATTGATTGCTATACATCACAGCACGCCTTAAAATACTGAATACCTGACCATCATCACTCTTGGCCCACTCACCCTCCTCCGCCTTGCGCCAATCATCCTTTAAGTCAGCCTTCCTGTGGTGCTCCCTAAATTCTTCCTCGTTCTCGTATAAATGATAATCAACCCCGCTAATGGTCTTGATGTACATACTAAGCCTTAACTTTTATGTCTGGCACGTCCATATCAAAGAAGTCAACAAGCATCGGGGACTCTATCTCATCTATAATCAATAATATCTCCATCATATACTCGTAATCACCCGTCTCCCGAAATTTGCTTGACAACGACTTCAAAGCGTCAATCGCGGGCCCTAACTCTAACACTTCCATATGAGGGGTTAAATCCATGGCGAAATATACGTAAAATAAACATTGCGAGCCAATATAAAAAAAGTGTTGACACATATAGGTAAAAAGAAATAAATTCAAATGTCGGTTGAGACAGAAATAATATATTAATACTATAGTACTATATATTACTATATATTACTACTATAGTACTATATACTACTATATTACTATTATAGTACTACTATAGTAATATTATAGTACTATTATAGTATAGTAGTACCGCGAAGTAGTAAAGTAGTACCCGCGAAGCATCCCATCCCACAATTATCAAATAACCTTCTAGTATATAATATAAAAGTACTACAGTATTAAAGACTATCAATAAAATGCTGTGTGTGCTGTTTTCTACTCTCTTTTCTTTTTTATTCCTTTCTATTCTATTGGGCTGTAGTACTACAGTAGGACTACAGTAGTATTACAGTAGTACCGCAAAAACCCCAAAAATTTTAAAAAATAATATATATATGCGTGTCTCTCTTTTATTTATTGACATACTCCCCCCCAAGCCAAATCAGGTTGAA